TTTTGTCTAACTCACCTTGTATCCAATTCAGTCCAGTTTTGTTTTGGACTTTCTTCTTTGCAAGACTCATTACTTGTTTATATACAGGCCCCATGACATCTTCTTCTGAATCATTGTTATCTACTACAATAAAGTTCTGTCTGAAGTATTGACTAAACTTACCCATGTTAGATTGTACAGTTTTCCATGACTTAGTTGCAATAGATCGTGGTACAGTTCTTTCTCTTTTTGCATTTCTTTTAAGTGCAGTTTCAAGAGAAGTGTTTACAAATATCATATGTACATCATATCCAAGTTGTTTTAGTTCTGTTGCTTGTTTTGCAATCTTATCATACTCTTTTCCAGTACCATCAATTATAAGTCCAAGTCTACCCTCTACATAGTTAGTCATTCTTGACTTAGTTACAGCTTTTGCTTTATCTCGTAACTTATCTCTAGGTTCTTCTTCACTCTTGGGCATCTTCATTGATAATCCAGCGTCTTTAAGATACTTCTCAAAGACATCATCTGAATTAACAATCTTTAGACCAAGACCGCCTGTGCCTCGTTTTACAACATAGGACTTACCACTCCCTGGCCCGCCTGCAAGGAAAAACGCTTTAAGTATGTTGGGGTCGTAAACTCCCTCTTGTAAATCTTGAAATGTTTTCATCTTTAAATCTCTCTATAGTTTCTAATATGTATTTATCAGTTTCCGTCATTGGTTCAATCTCCCTATCTCTGTTAATAAAGGTATTCATTTTCCTTAATTTGAGTTTGGTGTTTTGTTTTGGCATCTAGCCCTCCTATGTTAAAATAATGATTTTCATAATGTAATCTATAGAGTCTCCTTTCTGTTAGTAGTTAATTGTATTAGTTACTTTTTTTATACCATCTGGTATCGCTGGGCCACCAAATTCATCTGGTAAAGATTCAAAGAATGAATCTTTAGATGCTGTAAGTGCAATCTCATGTCTTTTAGTGGTCTGGTCAAAACTATGTTTAAGTTTAGTAATTAGAAACTTTCCTGTGTAATATTTATCGATATTTTTATCGTGAACCTTTCCAGTAACAGGTATGGTTATATTAATTGTTTTTCCTACACATATATTTGTGCTTCCATTGATAACTATATTTACATTAATACCATCCGTAAATTCATTAAACTTAGCTTGTCTGTGTAACAAACTATTTTTAATTTTATTTGGTGCATATGAGTATGAATTTGTTGGGTTATTGTGTTGACTATCAAAATCTCCAGAAGAATTTACTGGATGAAGATGGATTCTTGCATCTGTAAAATCACCTACTGTGTTATTTCTACTATCTATATAACCGCTGGAATATATTGGATTATCCTTACTAGAATCTTCATAGTTAATTCTGGCAAACTTGTTAAAGTCCTCTGTATAATTATAAGTATTCTTTTCGTAACTCTTGTTATATATATTATATTCGATAATTGAAGAACCTAACATTCCAGACACAATGTTAGATAACATATCACTATTTGATGATATTTCAAAATCTATTATTCTAGCAAAGTCTTTTGCAACATCTGGTCTTTTGCCCTCGTTTTGACCAAAATCCCCTACTGCATAATTACCAAATGTTTCATCTGCAAATAAAGATTCAAGACTTCTAAAATTAATTCCTTGTGTACTTTCATAAAACATAAAGAATGGATTATTATCTTTTGATGCGACAGCTTCAGTTGCAAGATTTGTTATGAAATTATATGGGTGTAAATTAGGACAAACTAATTTTCTAACACCAGCAGTTGGTTCTATATGTAACTCTTTTAATGTATTGATATACTTCTCATCTCTTAGGATACTTGTTACAATAGCATCTATAGTATCAGTATAACTTTTTGATACTCTTATACGTTTATCAGTTAACATTTCTGGTGAAGTAAAACTTACTTGCACAAGTTGTGTATTATTATTTGCATCTATTCTTGCATTTACTTTATATGTCGTAAAAGGAACATTAGTGAAGTCCATATCATAATCATCTAAAGAAGGTGTACCAACTTTTAAATAAAGATACTCTTGACCAATGATAGGAGCATTTGTTACGATATTATCGGTATCTGCAAAAGTAATACTACCAGATAATGCTGTAGAAAAAAGATTTTCAAAGATTTCAAATGCAAGTATATTACCTACTAAATCGAGTCTAACTCCAGTAGATGATACTAACAGAGCTTCTTTTAATACATAATCACCAGCATATTGTAATTCAGCCATTAGATTGCTGTTTCCTTCATTAATTCCTCAAATTCTTCGATAAATTGTGGAACATATCGTGGGTCTAAAAGTCTAATTTTTCTGTGTTCATTCTGTAAGTTTTCTTCATATTCTATATTTGTTACAGTTGTTGCATTACTATAGAAATCTGTATCACCACCATAAAGTGCAGAATTATTGTATACCTCTATCTTTTTAGTTGTATCACCAGATGATTGTGCAATTTCATAATGATGAACACCATTAGGGTCTGTATACTTATCATTTACAAACTGTAGAAATTGTGCATATGTCATAGGCCATTGATGATACCTATCTGTAATATTATTTACTAATAATACTATCCAATGTTTTTCTGGGTCACCATATAATTTATCTGCAATTGATTCTGGACTTTCACCCTCCTTGACATCATAAGTATCATAGAATAGTGTGTTCGCTTTTACTTTTGCACGAATACCCACTCGTCTTAGAATATTCTTTACATCTTTTGTTTGTCCTTGACCAACTGCATCATATGGTATTGTAGGAAAATTTTTAAAATACATTAGTAACCCTCTGCAACTCTTTCTTTTGTAATGATTTCCATCTCTTGGAAATTGAGTGACATTTCTGTAACTGTTGGTGGAGCACCATCATCATCTGCTGTAAAAGTCTGATACTTACCCTCACCACTAAATTTAACATCACAACTTTCTAATACACAAGTAGATATTTTATGTAGGTATTGATTTACTTTTCCATTGTACATATACTGAATATCAAATGTATTTGGAATTGTTAATCTTCTAGATGCTCTGTCTCCATCTTCAAACTCTGGTAACATATTCAATCTAAATGCTTGAACAATCTTTCTTATCTCTTGCATTTCTGCATCATTTCTAGGTGTCATCTTAAAAGTATACTGAAATTTTCTTTTACCAATACCTTTAAAAAATAGTTCCATCTTTGGTGCTTTGATAAAACCTTGTTGTGCAAAGAATACATCTTTTGCACCCTCAATGCCAGGAATAATAGACAATGCACCTATACCTTTGTTAATCATACCCTCACCAATATCTTTACCCAATCTTTTCATAGCATCTTTTGCAATATCTAATCCAGATTTTTGACCATTTAATATTTCTTGATAAACATTTGCTCCAGCTGCAGCTGCATCTCCAACAACTTCATCTTGATATTGTGCAGAGGTAGTAAAGGCAACCATTTGAGGCATATATAATGTAATCGCAGTATCAAGTCTTACTGTAGGTGGTCTTGGTACAGAAAGTGTAGAACCTTTTTTACTAGAATATTTAAATTTGTTTTCAGTTTTTCTTACATTAGAGGATGATGCATCATCAATGAAAGCAGCATTCAATTGGGCTTTAACTTTTGTTTTTTCTTTTTTAGTTCTTGATGATTCTTCTTCCATACTTTTTTGACCAGCACCAAGTTTCTCACCACCAAAACCTAACTTTGCATTTTGTTGTTGATTGATGAAGAACATAATATAATGTCCTTGATTACCTGTGCCTGGCTGAGCTGCAACATCGCCAGGAAAAGAATATGCCTTAGTCGTGTACTTTGTGCTTTCAAGTGATGCAGTATCAGAACTGTTTCCACCTCTACCCTTATTTAATCCTAACAAGCCAGGCAGATTACCAGCAACTTTTCGTAATCCTCTACCAACGACACCTTGAGCCGCACCTTTTAATAAGTCTAATGCCATGTATAAATACTCCTGTAACTTCTATTTATAAAGATAAACATGGCATACAGTGGTAAATACATTCCTACTAACCCAAAAAAATATAAGGGTAATCCGTCTAAAGTAATATATCGTTCACTTTGGGAACGTAAACTTATGGTTTATTGTGACATGAATGAAAAAATACTTGAGTGGGGTTCAGAAGAAATCATTATACCTTATGTGTCGCCTTGGGATAATAAACTACATAGATACTTTCCAGACTTTTATATGAAAGTTCGACAAGCAAATGGTACTATTAAAAAATTTATCGTAGAGGTAAAACCTAAATATCAGTGCAAATCACCACCAGCAAATCCACCAAGAAGAACTAAGAGATGGTTAAATGAGGTCAAGACATGGACTATCAATGAAGCCAAGTGGAAATCTGCAAATGAGTTTTGTTTAGATCATGGTATGGAATTTAAAATTCTTACTGAAGACCATCTGAATATAAAGTATAAATAGTAATATGGAAACTTTTGGAATCACAATTGTATTAATGACACTCTTTACATTAGGAATGTCTTTAGGACTACTTATGAACAAACCACTTAAAGGTAGTTGTGGTGGATTAAACTGTAGGTGTAAAAATGGCACAAAGTAAATTTATACAATCAGTTGTAAAAGCTGCAAAAGGTAGACCAAAATCTACAGAATGGTATCGTGACAAGATTAAAGAATTTGGTAAGCCTGGTGCAATGGATTTGATACGAGATGGAAAGAGAAACAATAAACCTTTCTATGGTCGATTGAATATGTTTTTCTATGACCCTAAACTAAAAAAGAAATTACCATACTATGATACTTTTCCTTTAGTATTACCACTAGAACCATATGCAGATGGTTTCTTAGGAATTAACTTTCACTATCTACCTATGACACTAAGACTTAAATTATTAGACACAGTTGTTGATTTCAGTAATAATACTAAGTTTGATGAGAGTACAAGACTCGCAGTTGATTACAGTAAACTTAAAAAATTCAACATAATTAAACCCACACTTAAACGATATCTTGCTGGTAGAGTTAAGACACAGTTTCGTAGAATAGATGCAGATGAGTTTACAGTTGCAGCTTTACTACCAGTTCAGAGATTTAAGAAAGCAAGTGCATCAGAGGTTTATGCAGACAGTAGGAAGATGATCTAATGGCAACAGGTTTCGGTGGATTAGTAGATGCAGTAGCATTTGGTGCTTTAAATGAAGTTCTAGGAGAAATTCGTGGTAAAGATGGAATATCTAGACCACACAGATATGAAGTTACTTTATATCCACCAACTGGAAGTGCTGGTTCTACTGGACTAGGTTCTAACGTATTCTCTAAGATTATGGGAGAAGCATTAGGAGATGGAACAGTTCGTGCAACTGGACTTAAATGTGAATCAATATCTTTTCCTGGCAGGAATATGGACACAACAGAAGATACTAATATCTACGGCCCAGTAAGAAGTATTGTTACTGGTTATTCCTTTGCAGATGTAGCTGCAACATTTCAATGTTCTACTGATATGAGAGAAAAGAAATATTTTGAATCATGGCAAAGATTAAGTTTTAATCCACAAACATTTGCTTTGGGTTATTATAATGATTATGTTGGTTCTGTAGATATTCATGCACTAGACGAACAAGATAACAGAACTTATGGTGTAAAACTTATAGAAGCATTTCCAGTAAGTATAAATGAACAAGGATTAAGTTATGCAGAAAATACCTCATATCAAACTATAGGTGTTAACTTTAAATATCGTTACTGGCAGAACTTAACAGACGAAGCAAACTTACCAAAACCACTATTGACACGAATTGCAGAATCAGCAGTAAATACAGTAACAAGAAGAATTACTGCAAA